CATTGAAACGTCAGTTAGCCTTGCGTTATAGCCAATTACGTACTGTTTAGAGGTGGCTATAACAGGGGCTATAAAAAAATAAACCCCTGCCATCGCACCGCTAAGATTTTAGTCAGTAAAACAAGCCTTTACTCCATACATACAAGCCGTTTCAATTTCGGTTTGTGCAATAGAAATAATTCTGTGTTTTTCACCGCTAACAGTATCTCCATCTTTCGGATTAACTCTCAACTGTTCAACTAAATCAATCAATTCAGCAGACTTGTTTTTAATTTGGTCAACTAAATCATTTTTTGCAGGATTAAATTCTGCTTTTACTCGCTTTTGTCCTAATGTTTGAGACATAACTACTTGTATTAAATTTGTGCGATAATTCTAACCCCACCGCACTTAGGGGTTTATCTTCTCATAGCCCCGAAACGTTAGGCGAAATACTAATCCCACCGAAACGGATTGAGAGTTGTAGTTTCTTTCCAAAATCCGACAAACCCAAACATTAAGATACCTACAATTAGGATTATAATAAGTACAATGTAACTAAGTGGATTGTAAGGATTAAATCTGTGTGCTTCAAAAAAACCACGACCTAATCTTTTTAATCCTTGTTTGTGTCTTTTTTCGTTTGATACCGTTTGCACAATGCGTAGGTATTTTAATGTTTTTCTAAAATCCATAATAAGTACTTCGCCTAACAGCGTATAAACTCAATTTTCAACCGTAATACATTCTTCATCAAATCCAAGTTCTTTGAGTTTAACCGCTAACTCATAAGGTACAAATTCTTTTTCCATAACTATTTGTTTTTCCATTCTTTCCATGTGTCAAAGTCCTTGAGTTTTTCAAGGTCTTTCATTATTTTTATCTGAATTTTTTTTGCTATTTTTGCTATAGCCCACATGATAAACATGCCTGCAAATAATCCTAATCCAAAGTCCATACTACTTACGTTTTAAAATTAAACACCCTTCTGAGTCAAGTTTTGGCTCAGGCACAGCATATACTTTATCACTTTCAAATACTCATCATGATCTTCTTTAGAATTTATACCTTCAGGCATTGCGTATTGTATTTTTCTAAACCTAATGCCTTCTTGTTCGCCAAATACCAATTCGTCATTATATCTAATTGCTATTTTATTTGCAATTGTCTTTGATGTTTTTTCAGTTTGTCCATCAGGGAATACTAACCATGTTTTATAGTATTTTCCCTCCGAACATTGCAATTTTGCTCCACTTTTCATTTTGTCTACTATTTGAGACATAGTTTGATTTTTCATATTTTAAATTGTTAATAGTTTTGAAATGATAAATAATAATGCAAACAATACGCTTGCTGTTAAAAAAGAATATTTAAAATTATATTCTAATCTTGGGTGTAGGTAAAATTCAAGACCTACAACAATTTGTACTCCGATAAAAGATAATAAGTAAATCATAATGTTTCTTTTAAGTTGAAAACTGCGTCTATACGCCTACCGTTCTGTACACTTCCTTTTTCGTGCTTTAGCAATTAACTTTTCCGTAGCATTATTTTCACGAACATTTATGTAAATTCCAAATATTCGCATAATAAAACCTTTTACATACTTGTATCTTTTAAACATCCATACCCATTGAATAATGTTTGTTATATCATAATGCTTAGTGCTAATGTAGCCAATGTTAATTTTCATTTCGTTTTTTAATTAAATTTTGTGCTGATAAACCGCCCAGCACATAACAGCGTATAAAATATATGGCACAGTAGCTTTGTGCCTTGATTTAAACATTCGTATAAGTGCCACATCTCTTATACGCAAAACGTTATACATCTTTCTTAAATTTAGGACTGCATCCAAATAGTATAGTATTTTTAAATGCAGTTTTTATACCTGGTTTAATTTTGTACACCTTAATAGTATCTGCTACAATCTCATCAAACATATCTTCTTCAATCTCATAATCTAAGAAAGGTATTTCTTTTTGACCACGATCATTTATTGTGGCATTTTTTAATAGTTCATCAAACGATGCAGAAGGAGTTGCATTTGCGTACAACTCCCTATAACAATACATTAGTGCTTTATCTATGTTCTTCATATTCCCAATAATAATCACAACTTATTTCTTCACCCTTAATAATTGGTGGCTCAAAGAAGTAGCTTTGTTGATAATCAGATATTGGTGCTGTATATCTATAGCACGTTTCTTTAAATGGGCAATCAGTACCCTTACACATTGTTATATCTGCCATGTTTTTAGTTTTACATATTGTTTTACAACTAGCTTACATTCTTCGTGAAGCCTAGCCGGTACAGAAATCTGCAACGGCTTATATGGCTCAGTTAGTTTTGGTCTTCCAACTTTCTTACTCATTTGTACTTCTCATTTAGTTCTATTAACTTGTCATTAATTTGCTTATTCAAATCTTCTGCATTCTCTCTAGCTATCTCCACCCATTCGGCAACAGTCTTTATAACTGGCTTTGCTTTCGTACCTAGATTAATCTCACTATCTTTAGTCAACATCTTATACCATAATGGCTTAATCTTGTTTTCCCATCGGTAAGATACAAAATACATACATACTAATTTAGGATTAACTGTAAAAGCATGAAGTACCTGGTGAATATTGTCTTGTGGTATCTCATCATTGCAAATCGTTTCAGTATGCTTTTTAGATCCTGGACATTTAACCTCAACCATGATAGTTTCATCTTCTGTAATTCCATCAGGAGAAATGCCAAGCAATGGAATAGCAGTATTTTGACAAAATCCAACTTGCTTAAACTCTACAAATATTTCTTTCTCTAGTGCTGCGATTGCAAATGGCTCTAAATCTATACCTCTTTGCATATCGGAACTAATATAACCATCTTGTGGCTCATAATCTTCTAACTTTTGGCTCAATATTTCATTAAGCAAAGTATCTGATTTGACAAATAAGCCTTTAGATAAAGTACCACCTATCTTACCATGCTTAAGTTCATGCCATTCTTCTGATCGTTGTTCTATTTTGTCATATACTATCATAATTTCCCTAGTTGTTGTTCTGTTAATATAAAATCTTCTTTCAATTTCTCTGATGTGAAAGTTCCGTTTGTGACATTCTCTAATGCTCTTGCAAATTGTGCATCTGTTAAACCTTGCTTTGCTTTGATAAACTGTGTAGGCTTAACTCGAATGCCACCTGTAACCTTACCCATCATTTTGACTGTTTCATCAAACGACAATTCAATCTTCATTCCAATCCAGTTAGGAAGAAATCTGCTTTCTGCTGATGTACATTTCTTTGATTCCTTAACTACTGCATTAATAGTTTTACGATTGATAGAATTAACCATCATTGGCTTTATATCTTCAACAAATTCAATGAAATATCCATCTGATTTGTTACCTGATACATCTACACCTTTGTCGTAGTATGCTTCTTTGATTGTTAATACACAATTGCCTTTCTCGTTTACAATTGTTTCTACATCTATTCCTGCTAGATGTGTTGATTTTCGATATTTCATCGAATCGATTTGTGTTTCTTTCATGTTATTTATGTTTTGTTTCTGTAAAGATAGTTAATTATATCATTGATAAAACTATAATGCGTTATTTATATTGATTCTAAATAGTAATGAATCGTAAAACTCCAGGAACTCATCAAATGTTCTAGCAATAAAGTATACACCTCCTGCTTTCTCAATATCTTCTTTATATCGTTGTTGTGATTCAGACATTCTATCTTTACCGTACTTTACTTCAATCTTAACAGATCTGCCGTGAATGGTTGAACTAATATCGGCACTCCCTTTAGTACTTGTTGAAGGTGTGTAAGTTCCTTTAACTAATGTCTTGAATGTTCCATTGAATTGTTCGTGTTTCTTTGGCTCTCTATACACTCCCATTGTATTGATTCTTTCAGCTTGATAACCTGACAAGTTAATAAAATCAACAATACATTTAGTAAGTGAGTTAGCATCTTTATCTGAATAGTTAGATTTTGGATAGCAATGTTCTGGAAGTGTTGGAGATTTTAATCGTATTTGTGCTTTCTCTAATTCAACTAGTCGTGCTTTATTTAATTTATTCATCTTCTATAGTCTTTTTTAAAAAAATCAAATTTATCTTTCATTGTTTTTATCTCTAATTCTTGACTTTTAATCGTTTCATTTTGCTTTATCATCTGTTCTTGAATGATTCTAAGCTGAAAAAAAGTCTTTTCTAACATTACTATTCTTAATTCATTTGGCAAATCGTTTGCTTGTTCATTAATTAAAGCTCTCTCAGACTTAAAAACTATCTCATTGATAT